ACCACGACAATTCCGATAGAACGCCTCAAGCGGCTTCGACTCACCACACAAGGTGCAGGTTTTAGTCATATCATACGTGTTAACACATGCACTCATCGCTTATCGCTTCCTCAAATCCGCCAAGTTCATCACTGATGGTGAATGAGACGCCGGGATCAGGTGTTGCCACGATCTCACCGGGAATGAATGGCACACCACCTGCGTCATTCCACAATTCATCATTCCAAACGCTCGAATTCCACACGGCCTTTAAGTCCCAATCTCACTTGTAAGCAGCCCTGTTCCGCCATTCTTCGTAAAGCTATGATCGTTTCCGCTCGTTGCCATTATGGTCAGCCACTTGAGATCGCCTTTGAGCAGGTTCGCCTGATCGTCCACATCCCAGATCCGCTCCTGCCATGCGAGCGCCGATCCCGTTGCAACACTCCCGCGCTCAACAGCGCACGCAATGACGCGCATATAATGCGTCCCGTCATCACCGCCCATTCCCGTATAGCCGACACCTGCCGCAACGATGCCGCGCTGACAGCCAAGCAGCCCCAAATATCGGAACGTACTCAAGTGAAAAGTAAACGGAACAAGCACGCCGATCTTCGAATTCCAGATGTTGATGTCAGATTCCGCGAGCTCGCCATCGAGCATTCCCGCATAGAAGCCCCACACATCGACTACATTCAGTTTCTGCCCTGCTGAGTGGAGCGATGGAGCAAGCCTGATGCTAATTGCGTTGGTGTTTGTCGGCTCAGTCACCTCAAGCCCTCGCAGTGATCCGGTATGAATTAGCACATTCGAGAATTGCGGCCCCATAAGATCGAAGCAATTGAATGCGGTGAATGAAGGGTTCGGCGGCGCTTCGAAGATCAAATCACGCACAATGAGCTGCACGTTGTTCCAGTGACTGCCCTCCGCTTCGATCCCGCCGATGAAGCACGCCGTACCGCTTCCGCCTGTGATCGTGGATTTGATAATCGAGAATGCGGTGGGTGAAGGAAGCTCGGTGTCGTGAAAGTACTGCCGCGGCGGTGCGAGCGCGCCCAATAGTTCGATAGTCACGGGAGGTGTTGACGTTGCCACAATCGGCAGCAATATCTGCGCATTCCTGCCTGACGTGTCCTGAAACGCACCGCCGATGAGGTATGTACCGGGCGGGAAGTAAATGCGCGCACCGCCTGTAGCTGAAACGAGATCTATGAGCGCCTGAAGCGCCGCGGTGTCATCGGTCGTACCATCACCGGCGAGGCCATACGATTTCACGTTGTACGATCCCGGCGACACTTCATCGACGTATCGTTTCGTTGCAGCGTGCAGATCAAGCGTAGGTGCAGCCGCAAGCGTAATCGCACCCGTCATCGTGCCGCCTGCAAGTGGCAGCTTCGAGTCAACCTCCACATCAAGAACGGCCACCGCCGCCGCTACCGCGTCCAGTTCCGTGTCATGCGCGAGTACCGTCTCCTCTACATCAACCAGCGTGCGTGCAAGCAGGTTGTGCGTTTCTGCAATCGGATTGATGCGAACCTGCGAGCCGACCATGAACGATTTGGATGTAGTCCCATCCTTGCCGCGCCCGACAAGCGTGATCACCTGACCGGCCCTGCCATCGTAGTAGACAATCTCGTTTGACGTGTCAGTGACGCCTGCAGCAACATCCAACGTGATCGCACCTGACGTTGGCCAGCTTGAAATATTCCCCGTAACCGTAATCGACAGATCGTCAGTATCAACCGCCACGCCAAGCGTGGTGCCTTTATTGTTCGATGCAAAGATAAAACTTCGCGGCGCATCCGCCATGCCGTGCGAAGCAAAGAGTGACACACCAATCGGATGCGCAAAGTCGCTGATGGATATGTTCGCGCTGACCTGCGATTGAATCTGAATGCTCGCGCTGATTTCAGCATGCGCCATGCTTGCACCGGCAAGTCCGCCGAGTGCAATTTGAGCCAATGCTGTTGCGCCCAGGGTCATTCTGTTAGCACCGGAAAACCGCGCTGATCCCACCTGCGTTAAAATTACCCGAACCGCTAAACGTTCGTTGCGTCAGATTCAGCGCGTGATACCCAATCTGCGGACTCATAGCTTCAGTTGCGGAGATTTTTGTAGTCAGCGAGCCGCCGCTTTGCTGCGCGTAGGCTTCAAGCGTTCGATAAGCTGACAGCGAATCAAGGCCAACGGCCCCGATAACAAAAATGCCGGCACCAGAAATCAATTCAGCAGACACATTGATTGTTACCAGTTCCTCAGCCAGCCCACTAACAAATTGCACGCGAGCCTCGGCGTTCGCTGCCCACATTCGCACTAGGCCATCATAGGTATGCGGTGTTGTGTCGGAGAAAAACAGATCACGGCCCAGCGTCGTTGCCCTGCTCCATACGAAGCGCCGGAGTAGCGAATCCTCCGTAGTTGTGGTCGTTGTTGTGCGAAAGGTTCCGAGATAGCGGCGCGTTAATGCTCCCGACTTCACATGAACGCCATCCTGCAACACGAGCGCCTCGGCTCGCACCGTATCACTTGTCCACGCTGCGCCGAGTTCAAGCGCAATTGCACCCGCGCTATCATACGCAAACACGTCGTAATTCTTGCCAGCGACAAGCGTCCCAAGCGGTAGCGCAATCTCTGCAAACTGACGACACACCCACATCGAACCGGCGTAAACACTGATGCAATTACCCTGAAACGGAGTGTAGTAAATTGTGGTTTTAGCAGTCTGGTCAGTGATTGAACCCGGCACGCCTGATTCAAGCGTCAGTCTGCCGTTTAAAACCTGCGGTACCATCGACAAATCAGTATTGAAAGTCTTGGCAGTCAGCCCCGCAATCATCTTGTAGGTTTGGCCGGCGGTGTTCTTCGGAGTTGCTGACGTCCCTTCCTGACCACGAGTCACAGTGAGCGTATCCGCTGCAACCGCAGTGACGCGCACTATCTCGACGTTAGGATCGTCGGTAGGATCAGCGATGGACGAATCCCACCATGTTGCGTTGAACGGAGCCGTCGGCAGCTTTGCGCCGTGACCGCCCGCAAGCACGACGGACGTGGCCGAGGCGTCATAGCCAGTCGATACTTGAACCTTTGCGAAATTCTTGAATAGATCGAGAGCCATTACGCGCCTCCTGCTTTATCTGTCATCGTGAATGAGACTCCCGCATTCGGGAATCCCGCCGCCGCTATAAGCGATGCTGTGAGTGCTGATACCATAGCGATTGATGCTGAAATCTGAACGTGACCGTAGACTGGCTCATTGATCGTGAGGGATGCTTGTACGCTCGACGTAATGACAATATCGGCGGCAACGTGAATCTGCCCCGCAATCATAAGCGCAGCGTTCACGCTTGAAGTGATCGCTATCGATGCAGACACATCGACGTAAGTCGTAACTGCCGCCGATGCGCCGCCGAGCGCCAACTGCCCCAGTGCTGATGCGCCAAGTATCACTCACTTAATCCAAACTGATGCTGAGCTGACCCGCGACAATGCGCACCACATCGAGCGCGACGATTGGCGTTGAGGTCATCGTCGAATACGCAACCAGATTCCCGCCCGTCACTGCATCGAAGAGCCCCATTGCTACTGCCGTGTGCGACCCGCTCGAGGTAAAGAGCGTCACATCTGCGCCAGTCACCGTCGGATTGGCAGCAGGAAAGTTGGTTGTGTTGTTAGTGACTGCACCTCGAGCATACCCACCGCCTGTCAACTCAGTTCCAGCAGTTGAATCCGTTGGCGCAACGCTGAATAGACCAACGTACCAGGTTGCAACCGGCGCATACGTCGTGCCGCCAAACAAGTGACCGAGCACTTTGCCTTCACCATAATTTGTTAACGACCCCGCCATATTGCGCCTCCGTACGTTATGAAGTTTTTGGTGTTGTGAGTGTGGCGCATGGTTTGAATGACTTGCGTCACCGGAGGAGGATCAAGAGAGCAAGAACCACGACAAGGACCACGAGCACGAACACCGCCCAAAGAACAAATTGAGCATGCTTGGCAGAATCAAGCGGCTCCATACTTCTCGAAAATCACCTCGAAGCGTGCTGGGGCAAACCGCCCGCTTCGAGGTTTACCAGGAGAAGGAGTGTGGAAACTCATAATCACTCACTGCATCTAGGCAACGTGAATCGGCAGCCGCCGCCGGTAATATCGAGCGCGCTCTTCGCAATTCTTCTTGACCTGGTTTGTATTCATATTTCGCCCATTAACCGAGAGGTCGAAATAATCGCCTGCCTTGTTCGTCTTTAAATCCCACGCATCGCAAATAGCGCGCTTAATCGCTTCATCGCTGTAATCGCCCAACTCATCGACGTAGCAAAGCAGCAGCCGTTGAAGCTCATACTCGGAAAGCTTCGGATCGCGATCCGGTTCGGCGTGAAGTTTCACAAGTTCCATTGCTTCGGCTTCGCTCATTCTTCTTCATCTATCAGCGGCTTCTGTTTTGGCGGTCTGCCTCGCTTGCGCTTGGCCGGCTCCTCGATTGCTTTATTCTCCGGCGGTCGATCAATCGCCTTTACGTCCAGGTCCTCTAGAATCGGATAACGCTCAAGCTCTGATTCTTCGATCTCCGATCCCTTGCCAACGAGAAGAACTCGAGCAAGCGGATGCCGCATTGGTACCCGCTTGCCGTCCTCGGTTAAACACCACGCTTCCTCTGAGACGATTCGCATTCACTTAAGGCGTCACGATGTCCGCATTCACAAATGCGCTTGGCCGGCGAATCGCAAGCGCGAGCCGAGCCTCACAGACGATCGTTTGCAGATTCTTGATCAGATCATCGTTCTTCAAGCCGACGATGAACGTCACGCCCCAGCGTTCGAAAATCGTCGCGTAATTCCAATCAGCAACGATGGCAAAGCCGGCTGCTTGGTTGACTGATGGCACAACCGGAATGCCCCAGATGCGCATCACACCCGCATCGGCGGGCGAGCCAAACGGCCAGATCCCCGCGACGGTCGTCGTGCGAACGGTCTGCCAATCCGCAGGATTCATTACGATGCCAGTTGGATAACCCGCGCCTGTGTTGATGACCTTGCCAACTGCATTAGCAAGCGTGGTAAGCGCGTCAGTCGTGAATGCCTGCGTTTGAATGCCACTCGTTGAGAGAATGCCGCGAATTTCAGGCGGCGTGCCCGAACCCGCAAGAATCTTCTCGTCGATCTTCAAGAGCAACAATCTGCGCAGATCGTCATACAGCACTGAACGCAGTTGCGGCACATCATCAAGTGCCTGCAACGTGACCGCTGTCCACTCGGCGACAGTCTCAATCGGCGCATCGACGGGTGCCCAGCGCGGCTGTACTTCAGGCTTGCTCGCGCCCTCAGCGACGAATGCGGCATTATTCGAAAGCGGCATCGTCGCCTGGTAATACCGCACCGAGCTCGTAGCGCTCACTGGCACAATCCTGCAAAGATCGTAAACATTCGGCATCGCGCTGTAATGCGCTGGCACAGTCGGATCAGTTGTGCGCGGCCCAAACTGCGATGACATTATCGGATCGCCAGCAGCCTTGATCGTGCCAGGTACTTCAACCGAATACGTCACGCCCTGGAAGTGCCCTTGCTTGCGAATGCTTTTGTAAGCATCCGACTCGATGAACTGATCGAATACGGAAAGCGCTTCGCTTGGCGGTCGCGACTGAACGGCAACGGAGTGCCCATTCGTGCGCCCACTGCCATTCGAAAAGGGGATCATGTTCGACGCCTTCGCATCGACTTCGATTGCAGTTTGAGTTGCCGCTGCCGCGTCATCGAGTGCGCGAAGATTCTTGTATTCATTTTCCATTGCGCTTAGATCGACGTGCATCTTCTGCGCCTTCTCGACATCTTCGCCGCTTGGCTTCTCGACTGCGGCTGCCTTAACGAACTCCTCGCGCAGCGTGTTCAGCCTTTCGGCAAGTTCGGTGGATAGGCCCATTTTGTCCTCCGGTTTAAACTCGCGTTGCTGCGAGGCGGGTAAGTTGAATGCGACGCAGCTCAGTGCGACGCGCTTCGATTGCGGTTGTATCTTCTGCCGGTTCAGCAGCCTTGACGCTTGCAAGTGCGGCGAGGGGATTCGCTGGCACAGTCACAAGCGACACCTCGTAAAGCTCGAGCTCGTGCAGATGCCTCGAGCCGTCCTTCACCTCATCATTCGTCACTTTGTAGCCAATCGACATAGCGACCTGCTTGCCACGCGCGAGGCGTTCTTGCGCAACCTTGCGCGCGGCCTGAGCGTGCGGTGTTGAGTGAAACGTGCCAGTGACGTAAAGCCCGTGATCCGTCTCGCGCGCTTCATCGATCGTACCAATTGGTTCAGTCCAATCGTGAGCATTCGCCAGGAATCCGCGCGCACTGAAGTCGGAAAGCGTTTTCTGAAACGCTCCAGGCTGAATGATTTCATTCTGGCGATCAACGTTCGAAAAGACGGCGGCAATACCTTCGAACGAACCTACGGAATCGCTCTCTTCGAGGATTTTGAATTGTGCTTGAAATTCTCTTCGGTCCATAAACAGTGAAAAGCGCGGCTACCATTTCCGCCTGAATCCTCGGCGAAGGAGGTAAACGCGCTCATCTGTTTATTTTCCCGTATTCACAGGTGCGTCAATTGGCTAAGAGTTTTCTGCCTTTTTTCTGGATTTGTCAAGTGCTTGTGTGGCTGACGCTGCCGGATACCACTTGTTGTGCTGCCGACAATCACCGCAAAGCACAATTACTGGACGAAGAAATTGCCCTTTATTCGCGACTATCGGCTTCCGGCATTTATCGCAATTAATCGTGATCTCGACGGCTTCATTGCTCATTACGCGGCTTGCTCAGTTTGCTCTTCGGGAAGTTGAACCGCACCCTCGGCGGCTTGCGCTGCTTCGCGCCGATATTCAATCCAGCATCGGCAACGGCTCCGGCAAGTAGTCTCGCCAATCGGAACGACTTCCTCGATTGGCTCGTAATCTTCGCTTGCGAGTTCGGGGCATCCTGGCGTGCCTCGCGTCTCGTCGCGCTCACAGTGCTCCGCCTTCGGGTCGAGTATCCTTCTGGCCTCGATCGTTCCTGCGACACGCTCACGGCGCTGTATTGCGCCGGAAAAGCTGGTGTAAGTAGCTTCGGCATACATCGAAGTGCGATTTATTGCTTGAGCTGGCGAGACGAGGCCGAGTTCTATTTCCGCGGCAAGGCGCACCGCAAATGCCTGCTCGTTTCGCGCTCGCTCGGCCGCGTAATTCCAAAGTGCGAAGGTCATCGCCGCGAATCCGCCGGCCGCAAGTACCGCGTTGACGTTGTGCGAAAGTCGAATCTGCTCCGCCATCCGCACCTGGAATTCCCTCGAGGTGACGGGTCCGAGAGTGCGCACGCGCGCACGCACTTTATCGGCGATCGCCGGATCGACAAGTGCGAAGATTTCCTCCGGCGTCATTGCCTCGACCCCACCGAGCGGCGTGCTCATCTGCCGCCAAATTGCAAACGCCACCGCCAACGCGACGAGCTCAACGATGTGATTCTTTTCGGATTCCGCCTGAATCTTTCGAAGCATTGCCGGCGTGACCGTTCGCCCGCGCTCATCGACGTACACGCCGCGCTCGGCATCCCAAAAGAATTTCATGGCGTCTCCTTCGCTTCGATTACTTCGCGGAATAGCGGCACGCTTCGATTCCATTTCCCGATAGCGCCGGCAAGCGTTGTGCAGGTGATCGTGCAAGAGCTCGTGCATTCGCTATTCTCACAACCGAACTTGTAGATTCCAGCGCCGTACAGGTAGAGCTTTGGCTTCCGCCCGCAAGGACAACGCGAGAGCACCATCTCGCGTTCTTCGAGCTCATCAATCATTTCTCAAGTTCCGTTGCGTCGAGAATTTCTCTCGCTTCGCGCGGTCCGAACTTCTCCCACCAGTCGCGCAGCTCTTCGTACTGTGCCGGCTCGCTTAAGTTCAATTGCTTTTGCTCGATTGGCGCTGCCTGCACTGGCAGCTCGTTCACCTTGTCACCATCCTCCAACGGCTCGAGCCCAAGCGCGCTTCTCGCTTCATTCCTCGTTGTCAATCCCGCATTCCACTTGAGCACCTCACTTTCAGCAATCGCCTTCGCATCCTCCTGAAGCGCCCACACCTCCGACGTGTCGAACTCAACCCAACGTTCCTTCTCTGCTGGATTGTAATAATCAGGCAGTAACTGATGCCCGAGTTCACTTGCGATCACCTTCATCGTTGGAATCACAAAGCCGTTCCACGCAGCCTTCAGCGCGCTTTCATAATTGGCATACGTTGAATGCTCGAGGCCGGCACCGTAGCCAAGCACAATCGCCGGTATGCCAAGCACAGCCGCAACGCGCTCTTCAGGCAGTGAATGAATCTCTTTCAGTGACATCTGCCCTGGATTGAATCCAAGCTGCGCCACATCCATCGGAGCCGAGAACACGATCGGTTTGCCACGCTCACTGCCAATAGTGCGCGACATCAGCATTTCTTTCACCTTCTCCGCGTCGATCGTGTAGACGCTATCCGCATTTGGTTTCGGTGAGACAATGAACGGCGGCACACCAAGCGAGCCCATTGCCGCTTTCGAATAGCTGATTGCAGATTCATCCGCGATTACTTCTTCGACAAGCGCACGCAATGGCGCAAGCCCCTTCCTGTGATTGCGTGGATCAATCCCGTATCGGAAGTGAATTACATCACGCACCTCGAGCCGTGAGAGCTTGCCATCAACTCGAATCTCATAGTGTGAGATGAACTCACTGCCATCATCCGGCCAGGCAGGCTCGCACTGCTCTGAATCGAGCAGCCAAAGCGCCGTAACGCGATCAGCCTTATCGCGCACCTTAAACCAGTAGACGTTGCCATTCACGAGCCAGTAGTAAGCAAAGCCCTTGAACATCGTTGCGCCGGAGTAATACCTGTTTGGCCGCTCAACCAGGCGTGGCAACGGATGATCAATCGGCACCCACTCATCACCGCGCTTCTCAATCACACGCGGCGGCGGCTCGGCAAACTGAGTTCCTGCCCAGTTGACAGCCGCCATAATCAGCGAGCTTTCAGTGAGGTCAGCATCACTGAGGCCCACGCAAGGAATCTGCGACGGCCAGTCAGGCCAGAACACTTGCGCGCCGAATGATGAGCTTACGCTCGTTGGATAGACTGGAAAGCGAAACGCCTTCAATGCAGCGCGAGCACGTTCGATTAAGTTTGCCATAGTCACACCAACGTAATTTCAATCACCTTTTTCGTGATCATCAAATCCGTGAATCCATGAACCAGCGCGTCAATCCGGTTCGGTGAATCCTCACCCGGTATCCACGAGCACATTTCATCCTCGAGCGCAGCGAAGCTCCCAACGTGATGCACGCGCGCCTGCTCGTACAACGCAACAATCGGTTCCGCCCTCAGCACCTTCCCACGCTTCGCATGAACTCCACGATACGCAATCGTCGGATCAATCGAGTGAATCGTTTGCCTCACCATTTCGCCGCCCTGGTTAGTTTCAGCCACGAGCCGATCCGCGTGGTACTTGTGATAAGCCGCAATCGCCTGCTTTGCCCATTCATTCGGCGATGCCTGAAGTGTCAAATCTTCAAGCACGTAAGCATGATCACCAGCTCTACCTGCAACCACGATCCCACACGCATCACCGCCGGCGGTAGCGGAAGGATCTACCGACACCACCACGCGCGTCAATTCCGGAACGCTCACAGCGCGCGAATCTTCGATCAGTTCACGCTTCCACAACGCGCCTTCGACATCTTCGAGAAGCTCGCCGCTCAACTCCTGTCGCCCGATGCGCGTACCGCCGTATAGCTTGTAGAGTTCACTTCGAACAGATTCGTGCAAGTGCGGATTGTCGGCAGTCGATGCGCGCGTGACGACGGTATTGGAATCTGCGAGCAATGCCTTCAGTACTTTTCGCGGCTGCGGCGTCGTCGAGACGATGGCATGTGGTCGCTTACCCAATCGCAAGCCGAGGCGCATGTTCTGCCAGCATTCATCGAGAGCTCGCGCTGCCGCTAATTCTTCGAACCACACGAGCTCATGTTGCGGCCCGCGTAATCGCTGAACGTCATCCGGAGTATGCGCGCCGAAGAGCACCGCCTTCGATTCATTCGGCCACTCGAGCTCGCCCCACGAACGATTAAACTTTATCGCGTGATTGAATCTGAGCAATCCCGTTTCACCTTCGACGCATATCTTGCGCGCGTCGCCAAGCGTTGGCGCGATGATGGCTCCGCGCATACCTGGATGCTCACGCGCGTAATCGTCGAAGTACTTCGCCGACGCGAATGTCTTACCGCCGCCTCGACCGGATAGCAGAAGCCAGTAGAGCCAGTCGCCTTCAGGTGGTACCTGGTGCGGAAGAAGCGAGATCGTCGAGCAGCCCGTCTGCGGCCGCAGCGTCTCGATCCATTCCATCTGGTCCAGTTCCGGCCATAGCTCCGGCCGCCTTAGCGACGGCGGCAACGAGATTGAGTTTAATGCCATCGGTTTCACTTTGTGCAAACTTGAGCCAGTCGAGAATATCCCTCTCCGTCTCGACTGATTCGCCGCGAATCTTCTCGCGAACCACGCGACTCACCAAACGCAATCGCTCCGCGCGGCTTGCGATCCCAATCATCAGCGAGAGCCGATCGACTTCGGCGCTAAATTCCGGGCACGCCAACCACTTGAAAAGTGTGCGCTCATTAACACCAACCAAGAGCGCAACTTCAGCTTTAGTTTTGCCTTGCGCGATCTCAATTGCCGCCGCCGATCGACTCGGAGTCCATTCAAATCCCGCCCCGATTCTGCCTTCGCTTTGACTCATACGCGATGCTCGAATCTTTCTTCCATCGCCCTTCGATACGCTTCGTAAGCTACGCCATCTTCCGGCGCGCGATGCGTTGGTCCAAGCACATCAACGTGCGTAAACATACAGCAATCATTGACGATCATTGATCCTCGGATGAGATCTGGTGCACCAAAACAGACATACGCCTGACGAGCTCCAGTGGCACGACGCAAGTCCTGCATCAGCCAGGTGAGTGAGTTTGCATTCTGCCGTTCGGTTACTGGTTTCACTTCAAACCACGCGCGCCATTCTTCAATCCAGAAGTCAGGAAGGTACGGACCGCTGCGCAAGCGGTAGCCTTCGAGCTCATAGTGCCACGTGACGCCGAGATGCTGAAAGAAACACGCCCATCGCGCTTCAGTACGCGAACGAAAGAAGCGGTTCGCATAGCGCGTCTGGATAACGTGACCAACGCGGGTGTCAGTGTGTATGCTTCGCGGGAGACTCATACTTCTCCATTTCGAGATGCATTTCGAGAATGTGCCGAATCAAGTCAGCTTCCGGTGATGGCACGCCAGCTTGTGCAATCCACTCGGATTTCATTGCGGCAAGCCACCTCAGACAATCGTCGATAGACGGCTCTGCGAAGCCTGTCATCGTGGCTCTTAACCGGCCAATTCGATTCGCGATGTGGACTGCAAGTGATCGCTGATCGCTCGCGGATAGTGAAGCATTCGCCACACTGCAATCGTACATATCGAGAAGCATAGAGTTCAGCATTTCATCGACCGTTAGTGGCTGGCTCATACTTCCTCCAAAAACAATGCGCGTTCCTTCTCGCGACGATTCGCTAATCCCTCGCTCACGACCTTCTCCCCATCCACCGTGATCTTATTCCACACAAGGAACTGATCGGCGACAACGGTTCTCGCTTCGCCTTCGTTCAGCAATCGCAACAGCGTTGAATCCGCGAATGCATACACGCCAATGTTGAACGCGAGCGAGCACATTGCGTTGTACTCATTCTGATTCACCGGCACTTTCACGTGAGCGTCCATGCACTCTTCCGTCTCGAGCAAGTCACCTTCGAGCAGCATATCGGATTCATTCTGCGTAATCGTGCGATTGTACGGATCGTCGGGTCCATCGAGCAGATGACCAACACCAACGGTCAAGTATCCTGCGCTGTCGTAATACGGATCGAGTTCGCACCCTTCGCACTCGGTAATGAACGCAATACCGGCAGCGTCAACGCAATCAGGCGCGTCGGAAGGCGGTATGGCGCTCGATGTCTTGTCGTCGATTCGCCGAAGGAGTTTTTCGATGCGTCTCAATCGGCGGATGATGTTGCGATTGCATTTTGATTCACTCATTCCTTTACCTCAGCTTCCATCGCGGCGAGTTCTTCCTTAACGGCATTTTGATACATTAACTGCGTTGTGCCCCACCGCTTCCCCACCCGCTCCACGAATGCGCGGATAATTCCAACGGTCGGTTCTTTCGGGATAATGATTACGCCTATAGGCGCAGGGTGAAATACATATCCCGCAGCTTCAAGATCACGGTGCTGTTCGAGAATGGCGATAATCGCGGCCCTGATTTGATCCCACCCATACTCGCCTGTATGCCTGTTGAGGTAGGCCAGCATTTCGTCAATCGTTGGTTCGCTCATAGTGAAAACTTGTAATTACTCAACGCAAATGCGAGCGCGAATACACCCGCCGCGAATAGCAAGCGTCCCAATTCCTGAATCTTCGGATTAGCACTAAGCGCGTAAGCTAACGCACCGACAATCGCAAACACGAACGGGATAATTGCAGTTGCCATCATTTTGCCTCCTTTGCCTGCTTGAGCCAGGCTTTGAACGTAATCGGTGCATCAAGCCACCTCACATTGCTCTGTGCGCGACACACGCGGCAATAGTAAACGCGATCGCCGCCCTTGCGTAAGTAGCGCGGTGAAAGTATCGGTCGCGTGGCGTGACATTTCCAGCATTCGAAGATTCCATACACCGGAGTCTTTGGATCAAACTGCGGAGCTTCGATCATAACGCGTACCTTGCAATGCTTTTTCTGCGACAGCCCTTGCGCGTTCCACGTCGGAAGATCTGCGCATATCGAGCAATCGCACAATCTCGCGAAGCGCAGTCTCGTATGCTTCGATCTTCGCAGCCGCTTCGTAGAACTGCGCTTCAGGTGTCATCACGTCACGCGCTCCCATATCGCCGAATGCTTGCGCCTTTGCCACTCCGGTTCGCGCAATGGCTCGAGTGATCGAATCTCCATTGGCGTAGCCTTGCACGCGCAAGGACGCGCCGCCGTGTTTTCGTTCCCTGCTTCGCCACGATACGCGAATGTCTGCCAGCCAAACCCGCCACAGAAAGCGCATTGATCCGCTTCTGATCGCGCTTCGACGCTCGGTGGCCGCTTCGCGCGATCTGCTTCACGAATCTCTGCCCACGCTGCGAGAAGTTCCTGCGGCTGCAAAAGCGCCTTGACGCTTCGAGTTCGAACCGCTCGTAGCTCGCATTCTTCCAGGCGATCCGCTGGTATCGGTGCAAGTATCCGCTGCCAGTCGCGAATCTCTTCAGCGAGTGCCGCGTCGCTTAGAGCTGCGACACCAGCCCGGCGCCGGGCTGCGCTAATTATTCCCGCTAAGATTTCGGGCAACGCGCGCGATCTGCTCGGCGCTTCCCCTGTCGTCGCTGCCATTGTCTCGCCTTTCTCGTTTGAGCCATCGAATGAAGTGTCGCTCATCGCCATCACCGCCGTGCTCGGAAACCCAGCCCTTGAACTTCTTGAGAACCTGCCGGACGTCGAGTCCCGCAGACACCGGATCGGCCTGGATTTGATTTAAGAATTCTTCTGAAAAAAGTTTGTCAGTCGAGGGTGAAGAACTAACACTACTACTACTACTTATTTCTCTACTTACTAGTACTAGTTCTTCTGAACATGAAGAACTAGATGTTACATCGGCGTTACCACCTGCGTTACGGTGCGATTTTGCGCGATGCTTCTGTGCCCGTAACTTCGTGGCTTCACGCACTTTATGCTCGCGATTCATCCTTCGATTTACCACCGTAACTTTATGTGACGGAGCGTTACGCTTTCGGATTTCCGCGACCTCGTTACTTTGCAATGTAACGATGGTGTAACGCATCTCCTGCTCAGAACATCGACACATTTGGGCGAGCTCCTTGATCGTTCCGGTGATGATTCCGGTGCGTCCGTTCTCGTGCATGGCGCATAGAAGATCCATCCATATTCCGCGTGTTGCGGCAGAGCATTTAGAGAGGTTGGGATCTTTCATCCAGTCGCCCGTGAAAAACAAAAATGCCGGCTGTTTTCCTGGCACAAAATCTCATTAAGGTGCGTGAGGGGTGATTAATTGGCTCCCAGGAGCAGAGCGATAAGTTTGGCAATTTGTTCTTCGTTGAAATGGCGCTTGATGGCTGCTGCTGCCTTCTCAGGATCGAGAGGCACATTGAGACTCTTTTGCCTGAATCCCGCTTCGATCATTGCAGAATTACTACTAAGCTCACCCTTCAAAACCTTCGAAAGTAGATCAGGGCGGGATTTGTGCAAACGACGAAGGGCAGCTGAATGGGTATTTCCAGTGGGAGCCAAAGAACCTTGTACATTGTGCAAGGTTTCTTTCTTAGGCGGCCGTCCATTTGGGTTCCGTATTGCCTGATCAATAAGTAGTAACGCTTCTTTGTCGTCCCTGCAAATGTTCTGCAGATGCTTAACTGTAGTGCCGAGTCCTCTGAGTAGCGGCTCGGTGACAAACTCAGTGAATGATTCGAACTCTATGTAGCCTTCACCTGGAAGCGGATTTGGAAGTACGCGATGCTTCCAGGCACCGAGTTCGATAATGTTCTTCAGGAACTTCGGAAGATCACCGAGATTCCAGTTGGCATCTCGTAAAGTCTGCTGAACATCTCTTACGAGCTGCCCATTCAACACATCGCGATTTTCTTCAAGTGCCGCTTTCATTACCACAAGTCCTCGAAGTGTTCGACAACAAGTGTTGTTGCTTGCTTCAATTGCTCTTCAGTCATTGAATGGCTTGAATCAGCGCCCACCATCTTATTGACTCTCTTGTGTATGCGGCTGTAATCTCGCCCCGATGCGGGTTCTTCCCTTTCAATTGCCTTTACTTTGATTAATACGGCTTGCCTGACTTTCAACGCCAGTCGATTTATTTGTATTTCTCTGCGACGTTCCTTTGTCTGTGTTTGCTGAGCAGGTCTGGGCTGTGTTGTAGTTGTCGCTTGATTATTAGTTAACCCGCGATGAATACGGCTTACTTCAGCAATATCAGTTAAGGACCAGTCTGCATAGCGCGGCACATTCTTCTTGAGTTCTTTTGCCTCTTCCATCTCGTATTCTGGATAGAACAATCCTGATTGAACTGTTTCGCGCCTATCTCCTGAACCTGAAAGAGCAAAAAATACCGAATCATCTCCTCCTTCCCCCTTCCCACAATTACAGCCTGCGATAGCCTCTTCTTTCTGACAGCCACATCGGCACTTCGGCCCGTTGTAACAACCGCACGCGCAAATACACTCATCAGCTTCTTTCCTTAAGGCTTCGTAAACTTCCGACTCGAACTCTTTGACGTACTCAATCATATGACCAGTGCGCAAGACATAGACCGATGCGTAGTCGTAGTAGCGATCACCAATCACTCGCAGGAATCTTCCAACAAACTGCCGAAAAGCTAGCCGTGTACGTATATTTGTCCCATACACACCCACCCTCAATCGTGGGATATCGACACCTTCAGAGATCATTTGTACTGCGATAATCCAGGGCGCATCTGAAAGACGAAACTTATCTATCAACTTGTCAGTATCAACTCTCTCCAAATCAACTCTCTCCAAATTGGAGTGGACTACGACTGGCTCGCATCCTGTTTGTGTACGCACCATCGCAACTATGTTGTCCATGTCTTTTGTGTCCGAAACAACAAGCAACCCTGCTGCGCGTGGGTCTGTTTTACGCATCTCCAATAATTCGTCGTGCGCTTCTCGCATTGCTGTAGGCAGCCATTCAGAAACCTCGGGATCCAACGCAGTCCTGACAGCATCAGATTCGAGATACTTGGGCACCTGTTCGAGCATTTCGGAACTGTATACGCGCTTGTTGCGACTGAAACTTGTCGCACTGTCAATTAGAGGGAAATTGACTCTTCGTACTATCTTGTCTACGAGGCCGTCAGTATACGAGTAATTAAAATCAGCATGTACGACCTCACCAATACCCGCCACGTCTTCGTATGTGACAAATGGAATAGCTGTGCGATCTGATCGCCAGGGAGTCCCCGTCAAGAGAAGGCGATATCGAGCAAACTCAAAAGCTCTTTTCGCGTTATCTCCCCAGCCAGCTTCATCGCTCTTCGATAGGTGGTGAGGTTCATCTAAAATGACGAGCGTTTGCGCCTCTGTTGCGTAGCCTTTCAAGTATTCAGAAAAAGATGTCATCTGCTCTTGATAGTAAGTACAAAGCCGCGCATACGTGATAACCACACCGTGACAATCAGATGGAATGCCTTTCTTCGGATCGAACGTCCGCAGTAGGTCAATGCCAAATCTATCTGCCCATTCAATCCACGATTTTTGAAGATTCCTGCTCGTTGTGACGACTATCACTCGACGAACATTTCCCTGTAGAAGTTCTGCCGCTATCGCAACTCCCAATGATGTCTTGCCAGCTGCCATTGTTGCGGCAACGAGAGCCGTGGATTTATCTCTGGAAAATAATTCAAGAACGCTCCTCTTCCCTCGCTCTTGCCAGTTTCGAAGTTCGACCTGGATCTTTTGAAATGCCTCTGCTACCATTATTTTGCTACCTTTCTTTAGATTACATGTTGGACAGACTGCGCGACCGTTCATCACATCGGTCGCGCCTTCTTTTGACCACGGAATCACGTGGTCTGCGTGAAACTCATCTTCGATTTCTTTTCCGCATTCCCTGCAACGCCCGCCAGCCAGACATAGCAAAGCAACTCGCTGTGCTCGATTAAACACTCGCCCCATCACAACTCACCCCGAAACTCACTTCGACAAATAAACATACCGAACATCCGTCTCCCTGCTGACAACCGCGTGCCGCTTGATCTGATAACTCACGAGACCCAGCAGGATCATCAGAACCGCCACCGCAAGAATGATGAGCGGATATCGTCGCATCGCGTCACCGCTTCCTGTGCTCGTCGTGCGTTCCGAGCAGCTTCACCAAGATCACCATTGCGCCGAATATGCCCAGCGCCACAAGTACGCCAATCAGGATAATTTCGAGCGGTTCGTACTTCATCGCTCACTTACATTCGCGCGCGGTGAGCTTCACCTTCTTCACCTTGCTGCTCGTTGCCACGGGCTCGCTTGAGTGAAGCCACCCACCGCGCACGAATCGGGGCCGCGCGTGAAGTGTGCGTGAGCACGTAAGACCCCGATTGGCAGTACGCACCACGCACCCACCCGGTCGGATTCCTTCACGCGCGAATGTCAACCGGCCATTCAACGTTCTCGCAGGTCAAACTGGCACACTCTGCGAGCAGGTCTTTCGCAATCGTCACCTGCGAAGCCAGAATCATCTGAAGCAACAGCATCCACGTATCCTGCGTTTCTTTGCTGACGTTCGAACATCGCAACTGCAAGAGCACCTTCGTGCGCTTCGCCTCAAGCGCTTCCTGCTGGTCAATCAAGTCTCGAAAGTTCTCAGGTAGTTCCATTACCCACCAAGCGACCGCCGCAGCGTACCGAGCTCCTGCGTTAATCCGTCGATCAATTCCTGCAACCGCGCACGCCCTTCACGGCAACTCACAAGGTCCTGGTGCAACTCGTCAATCGTCGATTGACGTACCCACGCAGCCACAAAGAACCCGCCAGTAAATGCGGCCGCAACGAGCGCAAGAATGATCAGTGCGAGCTTCACGCGGTATCGGCTCGTTCCTTCCGGTCGGCTTCGACATTGCGCCGGATTGCCATCAACGCACTCGACAGATTCAGAAGCGCCTCCTTCACCGAGAAGAACTCACTCCTGATCGCTATATCAGCATTCTCAATCGCCTCGCGTGCGACACTGATGCACCGCTCGGCTTCGTTTAGATCATCAAAGTTGCTGATCATCCGCCTCCTGCTCCTCGGTTGAAGGCAAAAGCACAAATTGTTGATCGATGCGCATCCTTGCGCTCAATACTTCAAGCTCCTCGATTGCGATCCTGTGCCGCGCTATCTGCTGTTGAATCTCGGCAATCAGCCGTTCAACTGCGACATCCTTCTGCGACCGTCTTGATTTGGTTCCGTTGGTTGTCATTTGATGCGAATCGACCTTCCGCGCTCGCCAAGCGAGGCAAACGGCAATGTTTCGCCCGCTTCGAGCAGCTCACGAATCATCGGATTCATTGGCTTACGCACAATCTCAATGAACTCATCAGGTATCTCTTCGAATGGGACACTGATGATGAGCGGCGCCAGTCCGCCATTCTGTGCAGCGGTCACGCGAAAGCGAGCCGTCTCGAGCGTTTTCAGTTGGTGCGCTTCGAAGAACCAGAGCAACCTTGCTTTGAGACGATCCACTGCGCCCGAATCCACGCTGGCACGATCCGCAAGTCGCTTCGCCTCGGCCTTTCGCGCGGCAGCTCTCGATTCGAGCTCGCGGATCAGTCCGCAGTAGTTGTCCACCTTCTCGCGCGTGGCGGTCCCTGTCTCCTCGAGCCACGCATCGATTGCAGCTTCGGCCACTTCATCCGGCAGCTCACCGCCAACTTCCGTGAGAAGCTCTTCGAGTGCAGCCAGGTCGCCTGAGATTTCATAGAGAGTGTTTGCACTCATTGCGCACGCTCCTTCCGGTCGAGCTCAAGGCGGGCGGCCCAGTCCTCGAACTCTTCAATACAGGCAACCATTTGCCCTTCATTCAGATCAGCGCGCTTGTCCACGCCCACGAGATCCTTCATTCGCGCCTGAATATCACTGTTGGATATGCCGAAGCCGCGGATCTCGCGAATCAGATTGTCGAGATCGGTGACTATCTGAATGAGCTTCTCGCGCCCATTGCCGTTGGGCTTAGTCTCAACCGCTTCAATCTGCGCCGGTTCGTGAAGCACCACGTCCGGTATCGTTTCGATTTCGCTTTCATCCAGGAACCCGAGGCCGCACACGCTCAATGTGACTCTGCGCTTCGCTTTCGTTTCCGCCTTCATGATGGCGTTGCACAGCACGTCACCGGCGAGCTTGCCGATTGATACAGCGCCAATTGACTCATCAGTGCGTCCGTCCTTCGTGGTTGCCTTTGCCGTGACGATGTAGACATCGTTGATATGCTCACGGCTCACGATCTGGATTGAGACGTTGTGAATCTTTCTGAGCTGGTCGGTGCCATCGCGCCGGACATAGAGCGTGAGCTTGCCATTCAGAGTGATGTACTGCATCGGCTGGGTTAAAGGACTCCACCCAACCGAACGACAAACCGCGTTGTAATAGTTAATGCGCTCGGCGCTTGAGAGCTTCGCCAGGTCGCCGGTTGCAAGCACGCGCTCGACAATCGCGGCATAATCCTGATGCGGCTCATTCTGGGTTGCTATTGCAGTTGACATTGTTTTATCTTTCACCTTGATTTCGTTTGTGACTGCCCGCGTTTCCAGCGCGGGCGTTTTGTTTTATGCTGTCCTTCTGAACGCCTTCCGAGGGTCGTATGGCCGCTCGACGTGGCGGTTGATCCAATCGCGCACATCGGATTCGCGAAACCTGAGAGCGCCGCCAAGCTTGATACGCGGCAGGGTTTTGGTTCCACTGCCGCGCGTGTAGATCGTCTTGACTGCGATGCCAGTGATTTCGGCCACTTCCTCGATTGTTAGAAGCTTCTCGATCATCGTTTACCTCACGCCGCCGTGACCTTCCCAATACTTTTCGAAACGTGCTTCGCTTGCGCGCTCGCTGCGAGCCTCTTCGAGCTTGTCTACGCAGGTCTGATCGCAGAAATACTCGTCGTTCTCTTCGTCGTAGATGCTGCCTTCCTCGCGCCAGAGCGTGCCGCAGGTCCGGCACTTTGGCTGCTCGTCGAGCCATTCGTGGTAGCGGTCCCCGCGTTCGTCGGCTTCGAGTTCTTCCATCATCATTGCGACACCGCCTCTCGTTGCTCTTCACGGAAGTAAATGCCATCAAGAGCGTTCTCCAGGTTCTCCAGCTCGCGCGCGAGCCGTGCCGCCTCGCGCCTGTGGTGGAGCATCAGTTCAGTCACGCGCCTGATTTCGGCCCGCACTTCAACCTTCCGATCGTCCATCACGCCACCTCCATCTCGTTGTCAATTGCCGCAATCTCGGCGTCGATCTCGTTCTGACGCTTCGTCAGTGAATCAATGCCATCGAAATGAAGCATGATCGTCTTGTGAATCGTGCGGCTCTCTTCGTGAAGCTGCTCGCGCCTTTGCTTAAATCCGCCTGGATCGTCGCGCTCGGCTTTCTCTTCGATTTCCGCCCAGTAGGTGTTCCACTCAGTTTTGGTCATCATTAGTAGGGCACCTCCTCGTGGAATCGCTTCACAATCCAAACCAGAATTTCTTCGTGCGGAGTGTCCCAGTCAAACTGCTTGCTTTCGTTCTCCTCGTGGCACTGAAACACCCACGACTCGCTCGATTCCACGTTGAAGCTCGATTCCCATCCTCTGCCCCATCGCCCCTGACCAGCACCCACAAAATCCAGTAGCCGGTTGTACTGCGAAATGCGCGACGTGGCCTCGTCCATCGTTACTCCGGTTAGCTGCCACGGATCGTCACGCAGGTTGATCTGCTCTTGGATTGCCTTTGTTGTCGCCATCTGAATCATTGCTCCTCCGATTGCCTGATTTTGCCGGATCGTGTCCTGCAATGATTCAAGATTACGGTATACCTTTTGACTTGTCAAGAATAAAAGTATACCTTTTCTTTGGATTCTCAAGCTGCCTGATCGTCCGCGCCGTGAATGATTCGGTTTGTTCGCAGCCCCAGGTCGATGAGCCGCCGAACGAGTCTGGTGGCCTTAATGCCTTCTTTTAGGCTGATTTGCTGAATTGCGGCCTTAACCGCAGGTGGAACTCTGCCGGTGATCACCACAAGCCGATCTTCCGGGGATTTCTTCTTTCGGCCCATAACTCTGCATTAATGCGCACCTATTTAAAAAAGTCAATAATAAAGGCACACCAAATTATGAACCGTTATGATATATGTATACTCAAATGGGATGGGTCGTAGAAAAAAGCCGCTGGAAGCGAAGCGCGTCGACCTGGCAAGTAAGGTGTTGCCAAGCCTCAAGGCTGACGTTTACTCGCTGGCGCAGATCCATGACAAAACTAAAAGCAGCATGGTCGAAGCACTGGTAATCCGAGGAATGCAGGGATTCGAAGATGACAAGGATGAACTGACGCGAATAATGCTGGAGCTGTGGCGAGAACTGCGGCCAGAATTTCGCAATCACATAATCGGCGTCACAAAGGAGACGCTTAAGCTTAATGCCATAGCTTCCACTCAGCAGTCGGACTATTCAAACGGAAGAAGGAAATAACCAGAACGAATGAAGAAACTATTCATCGGTGCGGCCATCACGGTTGGGTGTGTATTACTCTTTTCGCTATTTATCGCATCACACACTGCCAGACAATCATCATTGTCGGCACGCCCCGCGCCCCTCGCGCAACCGACACCGACACCACCAGTACTACCACTGAATCCGGTTGGTTATCACTCTCAGCTTGAAGCGGACTACCTGGCCATGATCAATGAAGTGAATCACAACTATTACAACTACGTCACTACAAAGATCAAGAAGTCCAAAGGCGGATATACCTTGTGGGCATACCATTCCTTCTTCGGGCAATACGAGTTCGAAATTGGAAACTTCGGTAAAGAAGTGTCTGCCTGGATAGCCAGGAACCGATACACACTCAAGGCAGCGAAGATCACACGCGTGGGAGTTCATGGCACTGGCCCCTACGCTTCCTATACCTACTACGAGATTCAATGACCCAAAACAAACCTCACCTCCGGCTCGTCATCGCATCGGACTACGCTCCACCAATCGAGGAGCCGACACCAGAGCCTTTGGCGGAAAGCTACACGCCTCGCTACTCAACGCGGCGATACATTATCGTTTCTACGATCATTGCGATCTGGTGCTCGCTTTTGGCGTGGGCTGCCTATTCGCCGGCTAAATAGAAATGATCTCCCGCGTCTACTCAAAGCGTCTCAAGCGACACGTTTGGCAGATTGACCTGACGATTGCCGGTACACGCATCCGTGAAGCCAGCTTCGCAACGAAGATCGAAGCCGAATGCGCTATTGGAGCGATTCGCAACCAGTACCGAAACGACCGGCTCGGAATCGAGACACCACAACCCGAAACGACACTGGCCGACCTGCTCGAAGCGCGGCTGAAATGCCCGATTGCGCAATCGACACGGAATCGCCGTCGCCTGGTTGGATATTTCGAAGAATTCGTTCTGCTCATAGGTGCTGATCTGCCCGTTCGTCAGGTATCGCTTGCACGACTCAAAGCATTCCGTGACACGCTGATTGCGCGGCACAAGTCATCGACCGTCGAATTCAAGATGGCAGGCGTTATCGGTTCACTCAACAACGCGAAACTCTACTTCAACCACCTCGAAGACTATCGTGCGCCCAGTCTCGCCGGTCTGATCGTTGAATCGCGTGAGCGTACTGTGCCACGCGGCGAGCTGCGCGACGTGATCAAGTTCCTGCGCGAACCATACCGGCAGGACCCAGCTCCCCGTCTTGCCGCCGCCGACTCGCTCGAAATGCTGATCCTCACCGGCGCGCGTGTTGGCGAGATACTCTCACTCCAGAAACGCCAGGTAGATTTCGAGCGCAATCAGGTTACGATCCACGCTTCGAAGACGCACTCAAAGCGCACCATTCCGCTCACTAAAGGCGTAGAAGCGATTTTAAGGCGAAGGTTGAACTTGTGGCCTAGCTATCCCGCATTGCGCCATCTGTGGCGGCTGGCTGCGCAAGAAAACAAGATTCTGGTTGGATATGACGGTTGGACAATTCACGACATTCGGCACACTGCCGCCTCGAACCTGGCAGAAGCCGGAGTGTCACACTCAGTCATCGCCGCGCTACTCGGCCATAAGCTCGGCGGAATCACTGCAAAGTATACTCACGCATCCATTCCGGCACTTACCGAAGCCGTGCGCATCCTCGAAAGCTGGTGGATTGGCGACGTAACAGCATTTCAGGAACGGAAACGCGAGCGATAAATCCTGACGACTTCGCGACGAAAAATATGTAAACAGATGGAAAAACACGGCAAAATCCCGCCAAGCTCGCGCCGAGCTTCCTCTTGCAACGCCCACAAGCCGCGCTACTTACGGCATTTAACGCCTCTCTCAGAAACGCACCCATACTAGCTGAGGTAGCCTGAAGTACTCACTACAACTCACACAAATGCCTGCTCTTACAGCAATCACGCAAAAACGCCTTGACGGGATCCCGACAAGATTTGGCCGCTTCAAAGAGAAAGCCATAGAAAAACACGCTCCCCGTTCTCGGTTCGGGAAGCGTGCCTCAAAGTCATCCTGTTTCAATCTAGTGGGCTGAGAATTTCAGTGCGAACTATTGCGGGAGATTCTACACCTCGATGATCCGGAATGAATAAGCAAAAAGGCAGGTACCATTAACTTCTGTCCGGATGGCCGAATCGAAAAGCACTGGCGTGAAAATGTCGAGCTTAATATCGTTCCAAAGGAAAGGCCGTTCCGGATAGCGTGCCGCCCAGAATGCCTGTGCGGTGAGCACTTCGCCCTTATCACGGTTCTGAAACTTGAGCGAATAGCTGCGCCGCACCGGACCTTTCGACCGGCCAAACCTGGTGCCATCCTCCGCCTCGACCACGATCACCGTGCGGTTGAGTTCAGATTCAACTGTGTAGTTAGGCTGATACGGGAATTCATCCAGGAAAAGAACGGTTGCGGTATCACTGCCGCTTGGCGTCGTCGCAGTGACATGCGCAACCGTCCCGCCGCCTGCCGGAGCCGTATAGAATCCGGTTTGCGTAATTGTGCCGCCGCCGGTAACTGACCAGACCGCGGAAGGCGCATTGATTGTAAACTGGAAAGAATCACCTGCCTCGAGCCTCACTTCATCCGGCGTAATCTTGACCGGAACCGTAACGTCGATCCGCTTCGATTGACCCTGAAACGAAACCTCAAACCAATACTCGCCGGCTTCCGCCGGTGCCATGTAAACATTCCCGCTGAAGCTCCCGCCGTGCGCGGTATATGAAAGCGCAGTCGTTGGAAGGTTCGAAAGCACGGTGTAGGATTGCCCGCTATCAAGTGTCAGGTGCTCCGGCCCGTAAACTACGAGCTCAATTGACTGCACCGTTGCCTGCGTCGTGACTGATCCAACGGCAAAGGCGGCAATAATCGTGTAGGTGCCCGGATTTGGCGGTGCGGTCCAAAGGCCGCCCGTAGTCATTAATCCTGCCGTACCTGACCACGACACACCCTCGCTTGGAGCATTTACTGTAAATTGCTGCTGTGCGCCTGGAAGGACCACGGGATTCTGCGGTGAGATACGCGCGGGAATAATTACGTTGAGCGTGTCACTGCCGCCGCCCGAGCCGCTCGTATCCGTGGCCGTGATTACATACTCACCGGCAAGCACCGGCGCGTGATAGACATTCCCCTCGAACGTCCCACCCGTGGCCGTGAGTGAATACGTTCCTATCGGCTTATTCGTTGTGACCGTAATCGTGGAATTCGGTTCGATGGTTATAGAACTCGGACCATCGATCGTAATTGGAACGGATGCGGTACCGGTATTGGTGATCGTCGCGGTTGCATTGCCAAGTACGGTTTGCGCTGTTACTTGATAAATTCCCGCCGTGGTTCCTGACGTGTAAGTGACGGTTCGTAGCGCGAAAGCTGAGAGCACGCCTCCAGTGCCGGACCATAACGTCACATCCGCATTTGCCGTAAATACCTGCACCGTACTTTGCGCCATTGAGAGCGTTGCGGGCGCAATTGTTACGGGAACCGTAACGGCGATATTCGCGGATTGCGAGCCTCGAACAACGGTAATCGTATAAGCGCCGGCATTCGCTGGAGCTGTGTATACATTCGCCGTCGGCCCAGTGCCGAAGGTTCCGCCCGTTGCCGAAAAGGTTAATTCCGAGGTCGGATAATTCGACGTGATGGTAAATGTTTGCCCTGGAGCCAGCGTGACCGCATTCGGAACATTCAACGCAAGCGTGTCGCCGAAGATCGTAACGGTTGCATTGTCGATCTTGAGGCTACCGGCAATAGTTGCCTGTGCCTGCACGGCAAACGTTCCGGGCGTCGTTCCCGCCGTCCATAATCCTCCGGCGCTGATCGTCCCCGAAGTCGTGACCCATGTAATTGTAGGGAAGTTCGCAGCGAATTGGATTTGTCCGCCGAAACCAACTGCTGCTGGCGTTTTCGGTGTAACGCGAAGTGGAACCGTTGCAACGATCGTATCCGTGCCGCCGGTAGGATGCGTCACGGTCAGTGTATACGGACCAGCTTGCGCAGGTGCATCCCAATAATGCTTCTGTTGTGCCGTTCGGAACGCCCCGCCAGTTGCTGAAAAGGTCACTTCCGACGGCGGGTAGTTCGTCGTGATGACAACAAAACTGCCAGGCTCAACCACCAGCGGTTCGGCATTTGCAATTGCAATCGGGGTTGTCCCCGATGCAATTACAATAACCGTTGCAGCAGCGTTATTAATTGATGACGTAACGTTGACGGTATAAGTGGCTGCAACATTCGGCGCTGTGTACAGCAGCCGAGTTTTGCCACCGGACACTGACACGAGCTGAATCGTGCCACCGGTTGCGGAGAATGAAATCGATTGCGTCGTATTTACGTCGAGAAATACGGTCCCGCCAAACGGCAGCGAAGAACTCGCCGGCGTGACCTGCATCAATACGCGCACTTGACGAGTTTCGACTTCACTCCCTCGCGAAACTGTCATTGTGAACAGGCCCGCTACCGCGCCCGCCGTGAGTACGTTCTTGGCAGTGCCCACGACGCCAAAAGTTCCTCCAGCGGAAGCATAAGTGAGTGCCGTGGGAGTGTCGTTCGCCTCAACGGTTAATAGCTGCCCTGGCGTAAGGTTGGTAATGACGCCTGCTGCCGGCGTTGTAACGGCGAGCGCCGTACCGCTTGAGCTGATCGTAATCAGCACATCATTCTGTGCTGATACGCCTGATGGATACGTGGCACGCACGCGGCAAGTACCTACGGCATTGCAGGTGATTGCGGCAGTTTGCGCGCGATTGCCGGAAGTCACGCCCAGTTCTTCGCCTGGCGTTACTGGATAGCTTCCGAGCACATTGCCGCCCGCATCAATGCGCGATGCCGTCCAGCTTGGCTGATACCAGCGCCCGAAACCTGACACCATCGTCGGTTTGGCAAAAATGATTGAGAACGACGAACGCGAAGATACCTGCGGCGAGAATTTCGCAGTCAGGAAGCGCGGGGCTTCTGATGGAAGCCACGTTGCGGTCGTGAGCACTGCGTACGCGGCAGCCGATGATGCACGGAACTTAACCGTAACCGTCGTTTCGGATGCCGTAGTATGAGTCTCAACGCGACAGCCGCTTGTGTCAGTGCGAGTAAAATCAAGATTCGCTGTACCGCCTGCCGTGCCCACTGAGGGAGTTGTGCGAATCTCCCAAAGTTCTCCTGTGCCCTTATAGTTGAAGGCAATCGCAAGCCTGAAGGCGCGCGTCTGTTCAGTGCCGGCTTGCAGTTCCCAGATATATTGCGGCAGATCGCCGCTCGAGGCCTGCTGAGTCGAATTCATCGACCATTCGAAAACCGAATCAGTAGCGCCATTAACCGCTTCGATGCATTGCGCGAGCGTGGCTTCGCTATAAGCCGTATTTGATTGAACGATGAGATTGCCGGTAGCACCATCAATTCCGAAATTATTAACCGTAGCCCAGCGCGCCGGATCAATATCGCCAATAAAGCGAACCACCGGCGTGGCATTCAAACTGACGGAATAGCCCGCAGCCGGATCAAGCCGCAGGCCCGTCGTTGGCGTCGTACCGGATGAGGTGACAGTTGCCGTTGCACCTGCTATCGCCCCACTGGTCGTTGACGTTGCCTGAATCGTGAAACTACCAACACTTGCCGGAGCGGTGTAGGTGCGTGAGCGCGCTGTTGAGCCCGTAAGCGAGCCGCCTGTAGATGTCCAGCTCGTGACATCGCCGTTGGTTGTGAATACCTGCGTCGTTCCGCCAACCATCGAAACGGTATTCGGCGACATACGCAGCGGCACATTAACCCCAATTGAGACAGTCTCAGCCGCACGCGTAACATTGAAGTGATAGGTTGCCGATGTGCCGTGATCCGTGGGTGCTGTGTACACGTTCGCGGTTGCACCTGTACCAAACGACCCACCGCCAACTGCCGCGAAAGTGAGCTCGCTTGTCGGGTAGTTCGCCGTGACGGTGTATGTCTGTCCTGGCTCGAGGCTCACCGGATTTGGCCCCGTCACAGCAAGCGGTGTCGATCCTCCCGAGCCAACCGGAATATCCAGGTAAGGCCAGCCAAGCGTTGAAGAGTTCAGGAAATGGAATTTTGCGCGTATGCGAAACTTTGCAATACCGGCAACCGCCGGCACGGTAAAGTTTGCCGTTGGAATATCACCTGAATAAGCAATGCTCGTTGGGTTATATACCGTCGTGCCGATTTGTATATCTGAAGAATTAAGCGCAATCGCGGTCCAGGTAGGCTCAAACGGTGGCCACTGGCCGGCGCCTACGAGCTGCGCTTCATTGAAAATGAAGTTTGAATAAACTCCAAGCGCCGGATGACCTGCCGGCCACGAAACGGACTGAGGCTGACCGCCAAGCTTATAGTAGCCGTATTTAAGCTTATACGGCCCGATCCAGCTTGAATCTTCGAGTATTGACGCGATGAATGAACCGTCATAAGCAATGTAGAATGCACCGCCAAAGTGCTGAATCTGGAATTGCTTCCCAGATGGAAGATAGCCAGTTTGTCGATACTCACCAACTTTGCCGGTAATATCGAATATTTCAACGAGCCCCTGATTTGTCGCCGGATCCCAACCCCACTCGAGCTCGGCAACGCGCATGTCAAAGCCGCTGGAAATATAATCAATGACATGGATAAAAAAGCGCGAGCCTTTATTCGCATCAAAGAGCTGCTGCGTAGGATGAATGTTATATATGAAATTCCAAAAAGCGCTTGTTTTGGTTCCGCGCTGTGCGAGTTCAATCGAAGCCGTGGCCGTTAATCCGTTGACTTGAAGAAACTGCTGAGTGTTCGGGTTGTACGGCGACCCGCTGACAGTCATCTCGTCAAGCGCGCCCTGATCGCGTGGTATTGGCGGTGCAAGATCAAGCGACACTTGCGCCTGCACGGTTTGCCCAACTACGAGCGAACTTGACGTTGAGGTAACGTGACCTGCCATAAATTCACACTACAAGCGTGGCCGGTATGGGCTCATGATCCTGGTCGAAATAAATAGGCTTCCACGGTGAAAGCACAAAGCGCCGATTGTCTGCGCCCGCGCTCGAGTCCTCAGTTTCCATAACGTGACAATCAACTACCTGCGGCAATGCTGGATGATCGACTGTGACTAAATCGCCTGGAAGGATTGCAAGCGTTGAACCATCAGTTTCGAGCTCAATACGCTCCGCTGATCCACCAGCGCGGCGCAGCCAGTACTTTGCAAGCCGCTGCGCCTGGCTATAATGCATTGCCCCAAAAGAGAAGCTGCCCGTCGCATCAATTACGCCGCGCTGGTCAATTCCCTCTTCGTCCTTTGCCGTCCACGATGCCGGTGCGAGGAATTCCGAATCCAGATCACGAAAATTGAGAACCAGTCGCGTTGCCTGCTGGCGCGAATCCACGAGGTAATGATTAAACGAACCGGAAATGATCGTAGTCGTTGAAAATGTAGTAACGGGAGTTCTCGACTCAACCGGAAAGAAATGAATCAACGCGCCATCATCCTGCCAGTACGAAGCGCTCATGTCAGTAAACATATTGAGCGCATCAACCGTGGTGGATGGTCCCGTATAGGCTACGTGTGATTCGAAGCGCTTAATCTGCCGCACTGCCTTGCCGTCATTCCACTCAATTACGGTGTCGCAATAGACTTTCCAGTTGTACCAACTCGGCCAGTCAATGCGCGCCGGCGCAATCTTGCCATCCTTAATGAGAATATCGATCAGGATGCGCGCGGGATTTGATGAATAGCCGGTTCCAACGGCGTTGCCGTTCATATCGTAATCATCAACAAGCCGCGTGCGATAGCGCCCAATGAGTTGTGCGGGATCAGGGTCAGTTTCCTCGGATGGCAATCTAACGGCCACATAAGCCGTTGTTGAATACGTCAACCCACCCGGAAAGAAAGAATCAACGCCCTGCACTGTGTCCGACACGGAAGTTGCTTGCGTGCCTGGATGAAAATTGAAATCCGTATCAGTCAATTCCCCGCCGCGATACCATACCTTGACCGCTGCATCCCATACGCCCTCACCAAGCGCCACAAGTAGCGCGCGCGGATCGTGCGTACGATTGAGAATCAAGTGCCCTGCCACGACGTGCTCACCGTATGCCACTGAGAGCAATCCACCTTCACCTGCTGTCAGAACATCAACTGCCATCAATACCCAAGCTGGTACGGATTGTCGTACTTGTAATAAGGCTCGCCATCACCGCCAATCCCACCTCCGCCAGGATAGGGATTCGAGTTCGGATCAGGCGGCGGCAAATAAAGCGTGTCCTTGCCAGTGTCATAAATGAAGCCACCGTATCGATGCTGATTATTTCGACCGAGGCAGCCATCAGGCGATTCGAATATCTTGTTGCACGTTATAGGCGTTGCGCCTGAAAAGCCGCACGTGCGTGGATCCTTGAATTTAAACCCACAAGGCCGAGTAACGGCACGAAGCGCACCAACCGCCGGAGCCGCGTACAAATCCGAAATACATTGCACCGTTGCGCTTGTCTCATTCGAAAGAATCGAGACAACAATTCCTGATAAGAGCGGGAGGTAAATCCACGATGTTGAGCGTATTTGTCTCATTACGCGCCCGACTTCGGTACGCACGGGAATCGTTGTCATTGACTGCGCAAGGCGCGTCCATCGCCAATCGGTATTGTTAACAGTTACATCAATGCGATCCACTGAGCCCCCAAGCGAGGCCTTCAAACCGGAAGTGCCAAGCAGTCCGCCATCAAACAGATGCCCATTGACTGTCAATCGCGTGCCTGCAACCGACCTGACCTCGCCCGTGCCAAACCACGCCGTAATCGTCCAGTAAGATTCTTGATACTTTTCTTCGATGATTGCGACTTCAGCGGGTTGCAGGTTCCTCATAGATCACCATTCTTCCTGCCATTCTTGATGACGCTCACAATTGCGCGCTGGCCGCTCGACGTTTCAACGCCGCGAACGATAAGATTGCCCACGATTGCCTGTGCGTCACCTTCGAATGCAATCCTGATATGTAGTGATTCTGCGGCAGGAGGTGCCGGACTGACGCGCCCGCCTGCCTGGAATTGCTGAATCCCGACATCTTCGAAGATTCGATAGCCAGCGCGTGATTGCACCATTGACTGCTGCTGTTTGTTGAGAATGACTTCGCCAGGCCGCACTCGTGCAAGCACGGAATCGTAGCCACGATCAACGCCCTGTACATATCCACCGCCTGCGAACTCCGGCACCAGCCCGCCGCTGACGCCTCGCCGCCGCGCCTGGCGCTCGACTGCTGCCCGCAATTCCGCAACTACACCGTTATCGAGGTCGCGAAGCTGATTCTGGAGCCTCGATTCGCGCACCGATTTAGTTTTAATTTGCGATAACTGCGAGACGGTTTGCGCGCGTAACGCCTGCGCTTGTGAAAGTGCGGAAGCACCATCCATTCTATCGGCGTTCACTGCCTGGATAATTTGCCGGAGCTGATCGCGCTCGGCTACCCATATCGCATCGGCTGCTGACTCGTCAGTGCGACGCTGTTTAGCTTTGCCAAGCAGGATTGCGCCAACGAGGAAAGGAAGTGCGAGCAAGCCAAAGCCGGTAGCAGCAAGAGCGCCGGCGAGAATGCCGCCTCCGGCAAGGCCCACAGCAATACCCGCTGCCGCACCTATTCCACCGATTGCGCCGCCAATACCGCCTAGAATCTTTCCGCCAGTCGACGTGCCGCCTAAGCCGCTACCAAGAAGCCCTCCCAAGAGCGCCGGCCCTGCAATACCTGCAATTCCGCCAAGCCCGCCAAAGAGCCCCCCCGCGCCTGCGGTCCCAGCGCCAAATACGCCGAGCTTCTGCGCGGCGGCATTTGCGACGCTGCCGAATGCCCCGCCAAATCCACCGCCACTGATCGAAGGCGCAACGCCGATACCAGCACCGCCTGCTCCGCCGCCAAATATCGACCCGCCAAACGTACCGCCACCAAGCCCGCCAAAGCCGCCGAGAAGGCCGCCCAATCCTCCGCCGCCCCCACCGCCACCAAAGCCGCCCAGAACGGCTCCCAGTCCGCCTAGCGCACCGCCAGAACTAACACCGCGCCCCGATATTCCACCCCTACCAAATAGGATTAATTCAATAATCCCCGTCGATAACTCCGCCGCAATCTGCGAGAAGAAGCTCTTAATAGCTTGCGCTGTCGCTTGCAGGAATGCTTTTGGACCGCGCTCGAATCCCTCCCTGAAAGCTGACTCGAATGTGAATACAATTCCTTCTTTGAATCTGCGCGCCTGCTCTTCGACCTCGCGAAATATCTGCGATTGCGCATCGATGATGTCAGCGCGGGTAGTGTCGAGCCTGCCGCTGATTCCCGCCTGTTCGGCCGTGATCGTCGCAATCGGCCCTTGATCGCCTGCCCTGACGCGACCCTGCAATGCAGCGGTCCGCGCTTGCGCGGCAGCCTGCTCACGGGATGCGTTCAGTAATTCCTTCCCGATCGCGTCGAGCATCTCGAGCTCGGTTTCGAGCGTGTGTCGCTTGACGCGATTGATCTCTTCCTGAACTCGCAGCCGTTCTGCCGCTATGCGCTCTTCCTCGCGTGCGAGGTCTACACCGCCGCCGCCAGCTCTGCCCGCGCCAGCTCCCGCTGCCGTCGTAATCGGCTTCGTCAATACACCACTACGAAAGAAATCGCGCGTCTCGGTACCAAGCCCGAATCGTGGCCCCGTGTGGCCGACAGCGATTGTCGAGCCGCCGGCAGCAGCCGGAGCGCCACCGCCAAACCCGAACATCTGCCCGCTCCCGAACCGGCGTTGCGCTTCGATTGCCAGTGCCAGGATTTGCAAAAGCCCACGCATTGCCGGAGTGATCGCAATAATCAGCCCATTAAGCGAGCCCGCCGCGCGCAATAGCGTCACCTCGGTAATCGCGGCAAAGTTCTGCATTTCCCTGCCAGCGGTGACGAAAGCGCCACTAAGCTGTGCGCCCACCTTCACCTTCATTGCATCGATCTGCTTATTCAGTATTTCGAATTGTTGAGCGCCTTCGGCAGCCTTCTTAACTGTAGCGTAGTCAAGCAATGCGCCAACTTCCTTAAGGCGTGGCGTGAGGTTCGAAAAGCCGCTCTCGAGCTTTTGCACCTGCTCGACGGTCTGCCCGGTTCTTTTCGAAGTCTCGAGCATCTGGTTGGCGAGCTTGCCGCCTTCGATGCCCATGTCGATTATTCCTTTTGTCGCGGCGGCTGCTGCGGTAGCCACTACGGCAATTGCTACACCGGCAAGGCCCGCACCCTTCGCGAGGCCCGTCATGTCGTTGCCAACTGCCGCGCTTCGCTTGCCAAGCTCGTCAATATGCTGGCGCGTTTTTGCAATCTCCGCGTTGAAACTTTGCGCTGCACCTTTCCCGCTGCCGAGCGTGTCCTGTGCCTTCTTCGCGGCTTGCGTTATGTCCCTCTCAAGCTCTTTCGTGTCGGCTTTAACTTTGATTACGATTGCCATTAGTTACGCCCTGTAAGCCCCTTTAGCCGCTGCTCGCGTTCTCGCATGTCGCGCTGTTCTTCCTGCTCTTTCCGCTCGCGCTCTTCGAAGCGCCGCTTGGCTTCCTGATAAGCCGAAAGCGCCACCCATTCCTCCACCTCAAGCGCGCCTGGATAGGGATAGGTTGCGCCGCATTGTGCAAGCTCGTGAAGATCATTTGCGCGAAGCATAAGGAGACGAATCTCAATCGGGATTTCGGGAATGTAATCTTCGCCCTCGTCGTTTACCCGATCATATGCATCTACGAGAGCGGTTCTCAGTTTGCGAGGTCAGCGCTCCAGTAATCAGCAAAGGCACGCACTACGGCGCGCTTGTGGGATGGATCAACGGCCTTAAGGAATTCATCGCGCTTATCGGAATCGTATTCAACGCCGCCAAGCGTGACGCCTTCGAGCCGAGTGAGCAGCGCATCATAAAGAGTAATGGCAGCAGTCAGATTAGGGTTGGAAATCCAGCGCGGGAGCTTCGCGCCGCGGACCTGGTAAATCTTGAGTGCGCTTCGATGATAGGAACCCCACTCGCTCTCGCTTGGCCGGCGCAGAACGTGCGTATATTGCGGTGCGTCCTCATTGCCAAGTTCAAGCTTAATGCTGATTTCAGTTGCACCGAGCAGCCGGAACCCGCCGCCATTCTGACTCGCCTTGTCGATCACGCCTCGAGCATAGAAAAGCGCCGCTGCTGCTTTCATCTTATGTTCGGAAGGCATCAGCGCGCGTATGTCCTCCGTAATCTCAATCCACTCACTCGCGCTTGCGCCGTTCCCGAGGTCGTAACCTTTGATTGCTTTTGCGCACTCATTCCACGTTTGGATATTGGCGTGATCGTCATCGTAGATCGTCTCGATACGCTCGCCGTGTGTAATCTCTTCGCTCTTAATCCGCGTATCGCGCTCTATCTGCTGCGCTTTGTTTGGTCGCTCCAGGCGATGCCAGACGGTATAACCGCCAGCCTCGAGCGGCGTCTCGATATATTTCTCATCAAGCGGGAACATACTCACTTCTCCTATTTGAAATCACTTGCTATTTCATTAATCACATAAGCGCGCGGCAGGTCCGCCGGCACACTTTGCACGAGCACCTCGACGGCTACGCCATAAGCCGCATTGCCTTCATTGTCAGTGGGTGCGGCGGTTCGAAAATTAAACTTTGGTATTTCAACGCCGAGCTCGTAGGTTGCCGGCCCTGCACCAATCACCGGCCCACGCACGCCAATCACCAGGTTGGTGCAATTCTCGTTTGTGAGGTGAAGCGTATATTCGGGATTGGTTGTGTCGAGCAGGAAGGTAAATCCAATGTCGAGCCCCTGCTCTTGTCTGAGGACGCGCGTAACAACGTTCGCCGTTCCACCATCGGTAGTCGGCATAGTCAATTCCGGATCACTCGGGCAGCGATCACCAATTAGCAGATTGTTATTGAGCGCAACGGCCAGATCGACAAAATCGCAGCCTTGCGCACCGAGGTCGATTACCGTCGAATCGGGATTGGTGTATTTAACGGTAATGCCGCTCTTCGGACAGGACTGATCGCTTGCATACGCCGGCAACCCCGTCACGGCATGTTGATTGACGTGATTACCCGTACCAACGAATGAGAACGAAAGCGTAGGACGGTCGCGCCTCGTCTTTGAAAGCGTTGCCGTTGCTGGAACCATTCCCGTCTCGAGCACCTTCTCCGGCCCGTTCTCGACGATGATTGTCGTGCCTGGGAGCTGCGAGCCGTCGTCCTCTGCCTGGAGCGGCGCGACGTGCTTTGTGCCAGTACCGCTCGCCGCGCTCGTTACCGTTCCGCCAAATGCACGCAACCAAAAGCGCGCATAGACCGTAAACAAGGCAATTTGGGTTGAATAATCTACGCCTGGCTGCGCCCAGTAATCATTGCAGAGATGCGTGGCAAAGTGCGTTCCCGTTCCGATCTGCCCCGCATCGGAAGTCTTTTCGATTACCGGAAGCAGATAGAACGGATTGGCCGATACGAGCGCTTCGAAATCCGCGCCGGCTGAGTAGCCTACGTTATACGTGACTTCGGGCAATTTCGAAGCCCACAATTTAGTATTTCGAGTTCGAAATGCCATGTTGTCCTCCGTTAGCAAATCTCGAGCGTTAAGCCGGCGAGCGCCCAGTGCACATACTCCGCGCCGGAATTCTGAAGTCCTATAAGTTCAATCTGCATCTCTTCGTGATTCGCAATCAGCTCGGCGCTAGTGTCGTGCTTTGCGAACTGCTGAATTACCGCGTCAATTTCCGCCTGAAACAAATCCTCGGAATTATCCGCATCCGTCCCAATCGCGTAGTAATGCACGGCGCTGATGTAGTACTTCGGCTTGAGTGATACGTGCTCGCTCATCTCACCCGTTACTGGAACAAACCGCCGCGTCAGACACCAGCCATGCACCTTGTTTCCGTCATTCGGTGAGCGCATCACTGCCGGCCAATCGCCAGGATCGTGACCAAGCACCCACCGATTCCAGACAATCGCAAGCGGCGCGGCAATTTGAATCTGCGCGGCTATCGCTTCGCGTATTGCCTTATCGCTTGTCATGCGGCTATGTCCGTCGACGAAAGCCTATCGAAACTCTCGATCACATCTGATTGCTTTAGCCGTTCGAGAATTTCGGTTATTGCAGGGAATACGTAAGGACGCGCTGCCATGCGCCGCGTGCCAAGCTCGAGGAAAGTCTCATAGCCGGTGTCAATCGTAAGCACCGCTTCGGTAGTCGATGGAAAGCTCGTTCCTCGAAAAGTCTCCTGAAGCAGTCTCCCTGAACGTATGCCTGGCGGCTGCCCTGGCGCGCTCGCTTGTCGTGGCCGGCCCTTGTAGCTGTACGTCCTTCCGGATTTCGGATCGCGAAACGATCGAATCATCTGCGCTTGAATATCGCGCATCACATGGCGTACGAGCGCTTCGAGCTGCTTCTCTTCGAGTGGTCCGATTTCAACTTCGATGCTCTCGACAATTACAAGCGAAGCGGTATCCGTGAACCGCCTCCCGCCTAGATCCGTAAACCCTGGAATATTCATATCTGCGCGATTGCCTCAATTCGCAGGTGATAGACGTGGCCTGGCTTCATTGCATTCTCGGTTTGCATTACGCGGTAGCGTTGCACCTCGCCGGTATCCGGCGTAATCAGCACCGTCGAGACATTCGCGAGCATTTCCCAGTTAACAAGCTCACTTGCAATCTCGAGCCGCCATTGCTCAATCGCCCCGCTATCGATAGTCGGAATCCGCCTCGCGCTCCAATTGCAACTAAGCGTAATGAGCACCTCCTCACCCGCTCCAGGCGAAAGCGAATAAAGCGTGCATGTAGCAGAGTCGCCGTAAAGCACGCGGCGCTCGCGCTCGAGAATCGCGGGATAGAGCGAGTCGCCAAGCACGCTATGAAATGAGCCACACGAAGCAGACATAAGAATTAATACGCGAACATACTCGCGCGTACCGCAAACTTGTGCTCTTCCGCGCCTTCGAGCGCGACCACAACCGAGGACGACGGATCAACCGCTTCCCACCGATAAAACCAAATGCCGGCAATTACCGGCTTAATCGTGCAACGGTACACACCCGTTGCGAGCTTCTCGACATTCGGATTGACACCGTACGTGTAAGTCACATCCAGCGCGGCGGGATCCTGCACCTTGACGTTGACTACCGGCGGATCAACGGCCACGCCTTCTGCGTTGAGGAACGTGCCATTCTTCAGAATTACCAAATCGCCCACGTCATACGTTGATACACATGCACTCATCGCTTATCGCTTCCTCAAATCCGCCGAGCTCGTCGCTGATCGTGAATGAGACGCCGGGATCAGGTGTGTCCACGATGCCCGGGACGAATGCGCCAGCACCGCCAGCATCGTTGAATAACCCTTCATTGAACTCGAACTCATTGAACATCTCACCAGAGTTCCGTGCCGATGAAATTCGTCCCGCCATTGGTCGGAATTGCGTGAACCATGCCGACACCAGCCTCTACACTTTCCCAGTTGTACTTGCCATGCAGCAGGTTTGACGGATCGTGAACTGCATATTCCAGATCCTGCCACGGCTGAAAAAAGCCTGCCGAAGATTCGATGCTTAATAAATCAATAAGTACGCGGCATATACCATCGCCCGTAGATGTGACCCCGTGAGCGCAGTTGTAAACTCCGACAAGTTCAAACTTGGTTGCGAAGTTGGCAAAAGGAATCTCAAGTGCTACTTTGCAGCACTGGCCGATCATCTTGCCCCATGCGAGTTCACCTGACTTCACCGCCGTGAACATACCAAAGACAATCAAATCCAGATCAATGCGCGATGAATGATTCCACGGTGATAATTTTGCGCCGTATGAATTTGAATGAGTCGGCTCGACAACAGTCGGAACATCAATCACTCCCGCATAAATCAATACACGTTCAATGCGATTGCCCATCTGGTTTGTAAAATCCAGACAGGTAAACGTAGGATTTGCTGGCAACTCAAAGACCATATCTCTGATGTTGAAAAGCAGTCCGTTAGTGCTCCCCAGTCCCTCGCCCTGCACGCCACCAAGCAATGAAGCGGTTCCGCTTGCTTCATCAAGTGTACTTTTAATCACGGAGTATTTATCACCGTCAAACGTACCTTGATGCGTAACGGTCACTGGTGGCGCAAATTCTCCTACCCACTCAATACATTTGGTTGGCTCGTATTGATTGACTATCGGGATAGGTATCTGAGCGTTAGCACCTTCAGGGTCAAGTAGCGAACCGCCAATGATGTACCTGCCGCGCGGAAAGAATATCTTCGCGCCACCTGCATTGAATACAAGCGTATGCAGCGCGTTGATTGCGGGAGTATCGTCTGTAACGCCATCGCCCACGACACCGTAATTCTTTACATTCCAGACCGTGATACCAACTTCATCCACGTAGCGTTTGGTTGCCGCGTGAAGGTCCAAGGTAGGCGATGATGCAAGCGTCAACGCGCCGGTCATTGTGCCGCCCGCAATATCAAGTTTCGATGCATCAAGCGCGGCAAGATCATCGTTGCCCGCCTTCGTATCGACTGTTGCTGTCAGGTTATTGAGTTCAGACTGCAGTGTAATAATGCAATCGGAGTGTAGGTTGTGGTGCTCGGCAATATAGCGCATTTCAGCCGCCGAGCCTGCCTGCCAAACCTTCGCCGTTGTTCCGCCCTGTGCGCGACTGTCAATCGTCAGTACATTTCCTGTGCGGCTCGTGTAATAAACAACCTCGCTTGAAGTCGGAGTGCGTAGGATAGCCAGCGCATAATCAAGCGTAAGCGCACCCGAATTTGGCCACGTTGACGCATCATCCACGGTCAATGACTGGCCCGATTCCGAAAGTTCAACCAACGTCAGTGCGCGTTTATTGTTTGCGGCAATCAGCAGATTTGATGCTGTGTCAATCGTTGGCGGATAGTAGCTTACTCCAAGCGGAGCATTCGCCAGTGCCAGGCTGACATCTATCGAAACGGCAGCCGCTATAGTTGCGGATAGTTCGATAAAATCCATCGAAGCGGCATGGGATGCGCCACCGATAGTAGTCTGCCCTAATGCTACGGCTCCAAATATCATTCTATTTAATTTAGAAGCGTGACGCTCAAAGAACCGCCAGCGAATGTAGTCGAAGCGCCTGCCTGCTGCACTAAATTGATTTCTGAATATCCGAGAGTGAGAGCCCAGCCCATGCCAAACGGACCGCCAATCGTTGAGGCCTGTGAATTAGCAAAAGCAAAGTCACCACTTGGACCGGCAACCGTGTTTATGCCTACGCCAACATATGCCGTCCCTGTGGTCGGCTGTGACTGCGCGCTAAATGCGATATTGCCCGCCGATACCACACCAACCACCACATCGATCTTGGCGGTTGCATCACCGTTATAGATTCGCCAGCCACCGGTATAGACATGACTTCCCGATACCTGCTTGTAGGCTCTCCTGACGATCTGGTTTTCCACGTTCCAGAGTAATCGCTTGGTCTGTGAATCTTCAGTAGTGAGTGCGGTGGTTGTGCGAAACGTACCCAGATAACGGCGCGTGGTCGCGCCTGATTTCACAAAGATTCCATTTTGCAATGTAATCGCATCGGTGCGCGTGGATCCCGACACCCACGCGGCACTAAGTTCAAGCGTGAGCGTGCCCGCATTGTTGTAAATGAACACATCATAGTTGGTATTTGTCGTTAGCGTACCAAGTGCGAGACTCAACTCATTGAACGAATATGCAGCCCACGAACTGCCATCATAAAGACTAATCATGTTGCCTTTGTATGGCGTGAAGTAGATCGTAGTTGCACCCGCAACATCCGCCGCAACGAGGACTGGCTCACCTGTTGCAAGCGTCAGCCTGCCATGTCCTACCTGAGCGAATGCGGAAGCGATGTCAGTGTTCAGTGACTTCGCAGTGAGTCCCGCAATCATCCGATAGGTTTTGCTCGCAGTGTTCTTCGTTGTTGCGGTGATGCTTTCCTGTCCGCGTGTCACTGTCAGCGTATCGGTAGCGATCGCAGTCACGCGCACAATCTCAACATTCGGATCATCGCTAGGGTCGGGATAGTCAGTGTCATTCCACCACGTTGCATTGAATGGCGCCGCTGGTAGCTTTGTACCGTGACCGGCAGTCAGCGCAATGGAAGTGGCCGACGCATCGTAGCCCGTCGAAACCTGAACCTTTGCGAAATTCTTGAATAAATCGAGAGCCATTACGCGCCTCCTGCCTTATCGGTCATCGTGAATGAGACTCCCGCATTCGGGAATCCTGCCGCCGCTATAAGTGATGCTGTGAGTACTGAAACCATCGCGATTGATGCTGAGATATTCACTTCGCCCGCCACTGGTGGAACGGTCGTTAGTGCTGCTTGAACGCTTGACGCAATAACAATCTGGGCGGATACATCCACTCGCCCAATAACCATGACGCTTGCGGCAATGCTTGAGGTGATCGTGATTGAGGCTGCGCAATCGACATAGTTGACTACCGCTTCGACGCCACTGCCGCCAAGCGCAACCTGCCCCAGTGCTGATGCGCCAAGTGTCACTCACTTAATCCAGGCTGATTGAGAGCTGCCCCGCGACTATGCGCACCACATCGAGCGCAACGATTGGCGTTGAGGTAATCGTTGAATACGCCACAAGGTTGCCCGCCGTCACAGCATCGAAGAGCCCCATTGCTACCGCTGTGTGTGATCCGCTCGAGGTGAAGAGCGTCACGTCTGCGCCAGTCACCGTCGGATTGGCAGCAGGAAAATTGGTTGTGTTGTTCGTGACGGCACCGCGCGCATAGCCGCCGCCAGTCAATTCCGTTCCCGCTGTGCTGTCAGTCGGCGCAACACTGAACAAGCCGACATACCAGGTCGCAACCGGCGCGTACGTAGTGCCGCCAAACAGATGCCCTAGTACTTTTCCTTCACCGTAATTTGTTAATGAGCCGGCCATATTGCGCCTCCGTACGTTATGAAGTTGTTGGTGTGAGCGTGGCGCATGGTTTGAATGGCTTGCGTCACCGGAGGATGATCAAGAGAGCAAGAACCACGACAAGGACCACGAGCACGAACACCGCCCAAAGAACAAATTGAGCATGCTTGGCAGAATCAAGCGGCTCCATACTTCTCGAAAATCACCTCGAAGCGTGCCG